TCAGTAATATATCGGGATAATTATTTTATCGGAATAATCCTGGCAGGGGAATCCGAAACACCATACATCTGCTCGAGGAAGTTCATCTGATCTAACTTTTCTAATGTCCCACCCAATAAATTCACTCTCCTTTACATCATGCATTGCCATGTAACTTTTCTGTGCGAACTTGTCCCATTCTATATGGCCAACACATTCATGTCCTGCCATTTCCATACCTATGCGGAAGCCTCCTATTCCCGAAAATATATCTAAAAATTTCATATTATGATTGGAGTAAACACGTGTTTAATTGGTCGACCAAACCTCTTTACTCCTTTCTTTTATTCCTCTATCCACCACGAATACCATTCATCTACTGTTGTAAATAACGGCTTTTCGCCCTTTGCTTTCCTTCTTTCCAAATATCCTGGAAGCCACCTTGCTATTGCTCGTTTATAATTTTCTGCAAACTTAGGATACTTTTTTAATTCCTCTCTTTTACCTGCGCTTATAGGGCACCCTATACAGCCAAGTCTTTTGTACCCCTCATCATATAATTTGCAATGTTCTATATTCCTGCTGTTCAAGTATTGCCATACTTCTTTTTCCGTCCAATCTATTATTGGATTCAGTATGTGTTTGCCTTTGATTGTGCAGTTTTCAATCATTTTTCGTTTATCATCATTGTCAGCAAGTAAGAATATTTCTCTGTTTTCTATAGCCTGTTTGCTCTTTGAGCCATACTTATCAAATTCAACTAAATGTCTGTTGTTTTTTCTTTTACTACTTTCAGCCCAGCGAACGCCTGTTACAACAAATCTACCTGCACCTCCACGCTCTTTTAGTTCTGCGCAACAAAATCTTTTAAATCTTGTAGGCAATCCCATTTCTTCCATCAACTGAAACATTGACTTCTCATGCTGATGTCTCCGCACGTCTGGATAATTTTCTCTGATGAAATACACCAGCTCCGGCGGGTCAATTCCTGTAATATTGTAGTGAGCGTCAAATTTAACTCCTGCTTCCTTACAAAGATGATAGATGACTTGACTATCCTTACCGCCGCTAAAAGCAACATAATAACCCTCTGGAGGTTCAAACATCTTTATTCTTTGTATCGTAACTTCAAACTTTGACTGCCCGTCTATAGTTAATTGTCCAAGCATTTTCCCTCCTCCCTAAAAAGGTATGTCTTCCGGGTCCGCCGGTTCAAATATATCCGATAGCTCATCAAAATTACTTTGCGTCTTAGCCTGTCCGATAAACTCAACCCTATCTGCAATAACATCAGTTGTATATCTCTTTTCTCCTGTCTGTGTTGTATAACTGCCTGTGTTTATGCGGCCGTGAATTGCGCACTGACTACCTTTTTTTAAGAAATTAGCTGCACTCTCAGCTTGTTTGCCGAATATTGTTACTTGTATAAAATCTGCTGTAGGCTGTCCTTTAGCCTTTGCTTGTTCTTTCTTTTCCTTTGACATATCTTTATCTACCGCTAGATTAATCTTTGTTACTGCTAACCCTGTACTTGGTATAAAACTTAATTCAGGGTCTTTTGTTAATCTGCCTATTAAAACTACACCGTTAATACTAATCACTCTCCTTAATCAAAATCCCAACTGCCAATAGTATTTACATATCCACAGTGAGGGCATTTCACTTCTTGATACATCCAGTCACAAGGTTCGCCGTACCGGCTTATAAATTCCTTATAACTTATTGTTATATCTTCTTCGCAGTTGTCACATTCAAGATTTACATTGACTGGTACTTGATTTACCGTTATATCTGCCATTTTCATGCCTCCATTAAACATATTTCTGTTGAAAAATAGTTGTTTGTATATTCTTTGCAAGTACATTATTGAAATCATCAACAAATTGCTTTTTTATTTCAAAGCCATATGACTTCCTTCCTAATTGCTCTGAAGCGAGCAAAGTTACTCCGCTGCCTGCCGTTGGGTCTATGACAACATCCCCTGCATCCGTAAAGATAGATATAATCTTTTTTAAAACATGTATGCTTTTCTGCGTAGGATGAATCTTTGGAGTAATTGTGTCCCTTTCATAATCCATACAGTTAAATATCATCTTGGCGTCATTGTTGAATTTCGGTAGCTTCTCCCTGTATAGCAATACGGCATACTCACTATTTCCAACAATCTTCATATTTGCTTTTAGAACCTGTGCAGAATAATTTTTTCTGAATACGAGATTGATGTAATGATTAAATCCGTATTCCTTGCCTTTTTCAATTAACATGAATTGTTGTTCAAACTCACAAAACACAATCATGCAGCCAGCTTGTCCCTTTTCTTTTGGCTCCTTTTTAAGCATTGTGCTTACAAAGTGCATGAACTCCGGAACTCTAAAATCATTGTCGGTATCAAAGAATGACTTTTTCGCTAATTCACTTTCGCCGTTTTTATTATCGCCGTCTTTGTACCAACTTGGATTTGAAGCGTAAGCGTTATTGCCTATGTTGTAAGGGATATCCGCGATTATTAATTGAGCCTTTGGTATGTTATAGCGGCGGTAATTTTGAAAATGATCATGATATAACTCCATTTACCCCCTCCTGTTTCTTAAATTTTTCTTTTAGTTCCAACATCTTTCTGTCTAAACCATCTCCCTCTATTTCTTCTACCAAGTTAATATTGTCCCAATTTAGCAAGTGCTGGTCTCCATTACCTGTCTTGATTAACACGGCGTTTCCTTCCTGGACTATCTCAGCGACATTATAGAAATTCCTTGAAGTTGATTGACTACTGAACCATACTTTTATCTTTGCTCCTTCAAATACTGCTTTCATTTTCTTCACCTTTCCAGTATTCAACATAGTAGTTGTAATTTCTGCCGGTTGTCTTTTCTTTTCTCATTCTTGCGGTATATCCTGATTTTATAAGTAACGTTGCTATTTCTAAACGTTCAGTCTCTGTTAATTTAGATAGGTCTAAGACATTCATTTTTCCCCCCACCTTTCTTTCATTCTTTCTTCTAATTCGCTTATGTCTGGTGTATATTTATCTCTTAGCTTGTCCTCAATATTGTTGAAATCAATGTCATCATTCTTTATCATGTTGTCATTAAATTTGTTGTATTTTTTGGGTTGCGTTTGCGTTTGTTTTATTGGCTCTTTCCTGCTCCAATTGAGGATTGTTGCATAATCTGATTTGTAATTCTTGCCTGTAGATGCTTTATAACTGTCAAGCCTTGTTATGAAATCATCTACTCCCGTTTGTCCTAGCTTTTCTATAAGCTTCGAATATTCATCATCTGTTAATGAGACTTTTTCAAACTCACCGTATTTAATTTTTTTAGGTTTTTTTGATATATCTTTATTATCTATATCTATATCTAATTCTTTATCTATATCTAGGGAGCTAACATTAGCCTTACTGTAAGTTTTACCGTTAACTTTACAGTTAGTTTTACAATCTTCTTTACCCTCTGCAATTAACTTTTGTTTTTCTCTGTATTCTTGCATATAGGTCCTCATATACTCTTTTTTATTCTCTAATTGATTTAAGTTTTGATGCTTGCTCCAATTTGGAATAGTTATAGCGTTATTAATAACTTCAATCATTCCAAACTTTTCAAAAGTATTTATGGCTAATCTGACTGTATTAATCGGTCTTCTAAATATTGTTGCAAGCATTTCATCCGTGTAAGGAAGTTTATCATTGAATAACAGAACACCGCCGTTATTTATCCTCCCTGATAAAGTCAATATTTTAAACCAAATAACAATCATCGCATCAGCTTCAGGCATACTTTCAATTAGTAATATTTTTTCATCATCAAATATATCTGTGACAATTTTTATCCATTTAACTTCTGCCAATTTATCACCTTCCCCACTGTTCTTTAAGTTGTTGAATTTCTACAGGTGTCATTGTACATATTTTTAATTCTTTAGCTTCAGATACTATTCCGTCTATCAGAATAGCCATTTCCCTTGTGTCATACTCACTGGAACCAACAAACACTTTTATATGTGTAAAATTCTTTCCGTTTGTAATGCCATGTCCGAACTCTTCCCAATACTTTATTGATTTTAAGAATACAGGCACTGCTTCATCTATAACTGATACAACGCTACTCTGGCCGTATTTCTTAAGCATATTTACATAGATTTCTTCTTTGGATGCTCTAAGTACATTAGCTATCTCTGTTATCAATTTCCACGCATAGGCGTTAGCATCTAATGAGCGTTTCTTCTTTTTATGGTCAATTGTACAGGTCTTAAGCTTATCATCGTTTAAAAGCTCATTTAGCGGCTCCATGTTGCTTTGTTCTTCCTTGGGGACCGTGAGTATTACCTCAAAGTCTCCTTTAAATTGCTGTGTTATTTTTCCTTTAGTAAAAGTAAGTTCTATATTAATCACCTACCTATAGTTTTTACCAAATACCTGCATCCAAAGCTCATATGAATACTTACTTTCAAATTCCAACTGAGCTATTTTCTTTAAATGAAGGTCCGTTGTCTTATTCTTATGCACCGCCCGAGGACTATTCCTATGACAATCAGGACACAATGGAACCTTTAAACCGTACTTTTCTGCTTGTTTCCTATTAGCCGTTCCGTGCATACAATGATGTTCTTCAAGATATCCGGAAGCACTGCATAAGTAGCAATGCTCCCAATCATCAGTTATGATACTTTTCATATCTCGCCGTCATCTGTTACTGTGTAGTTAATTCCATTGTCCTTTAAGAACTTAGACACACTTAACAATTGTCCGTGCTTTCCTGTGATTCTATAAACGGCATAGTATGTAGGTTCTTCCTGTACGGGTTCAAATATTGGTTCGTTAATCGGTTCTTTTGCAGGCTTTGAAATCGGTGCCGGTGTTGGTTCGGGTATAACATTTTGTACTGACTCTGGTTCAGGTGTCGGTTCAGGTATTGGCGGATTCTCTGCCTCGTATATCCTGCTTGCAGAAAGCTTTATTTCAGCTATAACGTCCTTTGTAGTCATGCCCCTGTCTATATACCTCTTGAAGTCCTCAAACTTCATTTTACGGTTAATTCTTTCGTTCTCTGAATCAATTACATCTTTGATAATATCTATTAGTTCCTCTTCTCTGTCCTGCTCAACTTTTAAAGTCATTGCCTTTGAAATTAAATCTTCTTTAACTTCATTTGATTTTGCAGTTAAATTACAATATTTGTCCAAAATTTCAAGTCTATCAGCATATTTTTCATTTAGGCCGTATTCAGATGCAACTTCTTTTGCGAGCTCTATAGCCTGGTTGCGTTTTAAATCTCTCTTCTGACTGTCAAATACTTCTATACCTTCCTTAATTGGTTTTTCAGCTTGCTCAATCAAAGAAACTAAGTCCTTACATTGAGCTTCAAATAATGTAATTGGTTTAGATAATTCTTTCTTTTTTTCCTTACGATAGTTATCAATTTTCACTCTTATACTGGCCAATTCCTTCTGTTTTGCCTTGCAGGTTGATAAATTAGCTTCTGTTACAACTAATCCTTTATAATCCTGCAATGTGTTACTTAAGGATTCTTTTAGTTCTTCAAAATTGATTTTAATAACTGGAACAACTTCTTTTTCAATTTTGAATTCTAAAGAAGCGGCTTCTGGAATTTCGTCTATTTCTACATCATCCGCAAGACCTTTAATTGTTTTAATCTCAAAGTCGTATTTTTCTTCAGGAACATTAATTTCATCTACCAACAGGATTTTGTCCTTCCCTGCCATATCAGCTACAACTAAATCGCCGACATTTACATCTATCTCACTTTTATATGTGTAAGCTCTTCTTTTAGGTTGTCCATTATCATCTATTACCTTAACTTTTATTATCATTTAATCCTCCTATAGACCCAGGTCTGTCTTTTGTTTTGTAGGTGCTTTTTCAAGTCTTTTCATCAGCTCGGTCCACTGTTGAAGTGTCAATTCTTTTAATGCTTGGATGTTGTATTCCTTACAGATTTGAGCTGTCTTAACTCCTGTTCGTCTTAATTCATCTTCCAATGCACCTAATTGGATTCTGTCTATTTGCTTATCTCTAACGGCTTGTACATTTTCTTCTGATGTTTCATCCGCAGGCTTATCAGCTGGCTTATTGTCTGTTTGCGAAAATCTTGAGAATAATGTAACTCCCTTGGAATCCTTTATAACTAAACCAATAATTTCTCTTTTATGTTCTGTTTCTTTGTATCTAATGTCTGATACGTAAGCACCGCTAAATTGATATTTGTTTTTTAATAAATATTTTTTGGACTTCGGTGGATCTTCTACGGTCTCACAATTAACAAATATATAACCTCCCGTATATAACTCTCTGCCTATTCCTATATTAAAAGCTGCTCTTTTAAAACTGTCTGAAGCTTCACCTTTTTCTTTTTCTGTATAACTTTCTGTTCCGCAATCCCATTTCCAAACCCATTCGCTAATATCTCTGTTCCAGATACCTATTCCGCAGTAAAGATTTCCGTTTATAACTTCATGTCTTCTTTGCCAACCTTCTGGCCCATATGTTTCGTCAAGTATATTCATATCGCATCTAGCATCCTTGTATAAGAGAAGCGATACACCTTTAGCTGTGACAGAGCCTACCCTTACATCTATTTCATCTGGTCGTAAACCTCTAAACATAACTTGCCTCCTATTCTGTAACTTCAACAAACTTATTACGGTATCCTGTGGCTTGTGCCCCTGCTTGGTCTCCTGTGGCTTGTGCCCCTGCTTGGTCTCCTGTGGCGCTATTCTCTTTTTTCCAATCCACTTTATCTAAGATAAACTTTATTCCTGCCTCGATGATTCCTTTTAATCCTATTTCTACACCTATATGTATTTTAGAAGCAGCTACCTTACTATCGCCGCCATCTTGGTCCGTTTCACCGCTACCTTCTACTTCACAAAAACGTGAATCAGAAGGAGGATAATAGCCAAATACATTCAAAGGATTTTCGCAAAAGCAAAACCCTTTACTACAAGTTTTTATATAGCCTTCTTGTTCATAATCTTTACCTACTTCATACTGAAATCCTCTGCATTTTAAATCCTTATCAAATCCTTTATATCCCTTCATTTATTTATCCTCCGCTATTTTATTTTCATCGCCTTCAAACAACAATTCATCCGTTATACAGAAAAAATTCAATCCGCTTATAACGCTCGTATATTTATATTTAAAATCATGCGAAAATTTTTCTATTACATAATCTTTTCCTTTTATCATTGTGGCGAAATCTTTTTCACCGTAAAATTGAAAAGCTTCTTTTTCTGTACCTATTCCTGAAATATTTATAATGTTTTGTTCTCCTGCTTTTAAAGTTGCTACTCTTAAATCAACTGCAACGTCAATTAATTTATTTAAGTCTTGCATGTTTCCTCCTTTTAGTGCTATAATGCACTTGAATAGTTATTTTTTTATCGCCTGTTGTCGCAGGCTTCTTTTTTATTTAAACCTCTTTTTCTTAACCAGTAATTTATGCTTGAAATATCAACTCCTTCTTTTTCTGCCATTTCTTGTGCATTTAACCCTTGAAGATATAAATTCATCCTCCTTTCATTTGTCAATTCTCTTATTCCTGAATTCTTTTCAATGTAGTCTGCTATTACTTCAAATCCTTTGTCAGTTCTATATTTTTCAGGGATTAGCTCATCTACCTTTAACATTTGAATAAGCTCTTCCCTTGTTACATAGCCGTCTTCTCTGAAGATATTTCTGTAGGTACTGCAAATTGCCTTTACAGTTGCGCTTAATCTCATCTATATAACCCCCAATACACTGCCCAGATGACACAGTTTACTAAAAATCCCTGGACCGCAATTGTTAATATTTCATTTACTGCCGCTGACATCATCTGCTCCTTGGATTAATCGATTGTTTCTATTTCTACCGGAATCCACATCTTAGGGTTGTAGTTCAATGTATACTTGTACTTGCCTACATTTGCCCCTCCAATATCTTCTACCACATAAGAAGTTACTTCGTTTAATCCAATAAAGTGTTTACGATATGTACCGTCTTCATCTTCAACTACAATTTCAAGCTGATTGTCAGCTCTATCAGCCTTAATTGTCATTTTCCCTGTCATCTGGAACATAACATCGCCTGTTATATTGTTTATGGCCGTTAGCTGTCTAACTACATTGAAATTATCTGCTTCAAGTGACAGATTGTAAGACACCTTGTCCGCTTCTCTCTGGGTACAACCTGTTATAAGTAATGCCAAGAGTAAAATAGTGATTGTGATTGCTAAAATTTGTTTTTTCATAATTTTCTCCTTAGTTCTATTTCCTATCTACCTGCATATACTGGTAGGTTAAGGACTTTTTATCTGTTATAGTTTTTTATAAAGAGTATGGAAGTTCTTAACTTGCCTCGCGTTTTAAATTGAAAACCTGTGATGTTTCGGCTAACACGTTTGCTATTATGCCTTTTAGTTGTTCCTTCTCTTTATTGAGCTTTTCAATTTCTAGCTGCAATTCAGATATTTCCTTTTCTAATCTCCTGCGTTCAAGTGGATGCATTTTGTCAAGTTTTATACCTTCAAGCTCTTGTATATGTTGTTCCGTAAATTTAATACCAGGAACATTAGGACACGGTTTTAATATTCCTTGTTTGCGTGTATTTTCTACCGAGCGGACATCACATTGCCACCGTTCCGCTACATCTTTTTGGGTTAACAATTTAGTTGACATTTTTACCTCCTACGCAATACTTTGATATTTTATGAGCATGTCCCTAATAATGGCTGTGTATATTTCTTTCAGCTTTTTATCCTGCTCAATTACATCCATATTTCCGGCTTCTTTTATTACGTTCTTCTTGGCCCCGGCTTTTTCTAAACGCTCTTTTAAATTTTTAAGCCTTACCTTCAAATCGCAGCCTGCACGGGATTCTAATTCTTTGTAAGTATTTGTTCTTAATTTCTGATATCTTAAATCTCCGAATTCCTCAATAACTAACTCTGATTCAGCTAATTTGTTGATTGAGGTATTTACCCATTTGCGCCAATTTTTTGTATCTACAACAACCGCATCCTGAATATTCTTTATTTTGTCATTCGTTTGTTCAATAGCCCTACCTTGTTCTTCAATTTTAAGTTTTACGTTTTTCATTTCCTGCAAGCTTGCAATCATTATGTCCTCTATGCTCGTAGGTACAATTGGTACTTTAGGAAGTTGTTCTTTCGCTTTGAAATAGTTATTAACTAATTCACGTTGTATTTGCCATGCTAAATCGTCAGTTAAAGATTTTACTATCATTAGATAACCGGATTCCGTAATAAGGGTAAGACCATTCGGAGCGTTGATATCAAACTCGTTTCGTGCTTGGTACGAATTTCGTACTATATAATCTTCACCTTCAATCATGAATATCTTGTTTTTATAAAAATTTCTTTTTGCAGTTCCTGATGTTCTCTGGTGGACTACATCTATATCCTTAAAAGTTACAACTCTTTGCCCGTTGTGTTCTTTTATTTCTAAATTTTGATTATTGATTTGTAATTCATTCATCTTTGGTACTCCTTTCTTTTTACATATTTTGACTTCTGTGTTATAATCTCCTTATCAGAACCGCCATTCTGAAATATTACGAAAGGAGATGTTTGCATGTTTAAATCTACTAAAGAATTTGATTCTGCCATTAAAGAAATACTAGTTGCAATTTGTAATGGCGAAAGAATAAATTCTATTAAAACAACTTTACAAATTGATGATTTTAACGAAGCTTTAGTCGAATGTATTGACCGAAAATATTTGAGCGGCGCATCATATCGGCGCACTGAAGACGGTACTCCGCATTTCCAAGGCGAAAATATCCGTGTCTCATATTCTGGCTTATCTTTTTTAGAATCTAAGTAAAGTAAAACTTATTCAACGTGGACAGGCGTTCTTGCTGATATTATGTTTTTTGTTGAATCGAGTACACTGTCCACATCACTCATCTTTACATTGTGCTTTTCTAACACCTGCGCGATTTCTTTTGCTACTTCGATTATGTCGATGTATTCAATTTTGTTGATTTGTTCCATTTTCCTTTTCTCCTTTTCACATTTTTAAAATTTTTAAATATGCCTGTATCCTTAAAATAGTGAAGCTTATAGACAGCGCTAAAAGCATTGCTGCCCCGATAACGTAAAATAATTTCTTAATTACTTCCTTACCTCCTTAGTTTTTTAAATTGATTAAATCTTCTTTAATATTTAGTATTTTGCATATCTTTTTTCTTTGCCCTATTGCTTTGCGCCCTCCTTTGAAGATGTCATATAAATACGCGAGGCTTATGTTTAAAACTTCTGCTAAGTCTGACATGTTCATATCTCTGTCAATTAAAGATTTCCTTACTTCTTTTTCAAATTGCGTCAATTATTTACCTCCTTGCATTGAAAAGATTTGCTGAAAAAAATCAGCATATTTGTATTGACAAATTACTGAAAATAATCTATTATTATATTAAGCGATTAATTAATATAGATTTGTTTCAGGAATTTTTATTGATTACTGATTTATTTCAGCTATATTTGTATTATAGATGATTCCTTTCAGTATGTCAATACTTTTTTGCTGAAATTTTTCAGTAAATTTGGAGGGATAATTTTGACCGTATTAGAAAGAATTCAGGAACTTTGTAAAATCAATAATATTACCGTTTCAAAACTTGAAATAGAATTAGAATTAGGCAAAGGCACTCTTTACAAATGGGGCAAAAGTGCCCCCAATAGTGACAAATTAGAAAAAGTTGCAGATTTTTTTAACGTTTCTACTGATTATTTACTTGGAAGAACGGAACAAATGGCAACTTTGTCCGAAAAAGACGAAAAAGATATAGAAAAAGAAATTAAAAAACTCAAGGAAAAGTTAAAATTATCTGAAGGACTTATGTTTGACGGTGAACCGGCCTCAGAAGAAGCTATTGAGAGCGTGCTTGAAGCGATGAGCTTTGGAATAAGACAAGCTAAAATAATAAATAAGAAATACACACCTAAAAAGTATCTTGGCGGTGACGTGGATGATAAAAAATAAGGTCGAAAAACTCATAAGCAATTTTAAAACTAACAATCCATTTAAAATAATAGAAAACTATAAAAATATATTGGTTTATAAGATGCCGCTTAAGGGAAATGTTAGAGGTCTTTATCAATATCAAAAAGGGGTAAAATTCATTTTTATTAATGATAGTTTAAGCGAGCCGGCGCAGAATATGGTATGCGCTCATGAATTGGGACATGCTGTGTTACATACGAGGCTAAATGTTTGCTTTTTTAGAGATAACACCCTTTTTATTCCGAATAAATTTGAGGTGCAGGCAAACAGATTTGCAGCCGAATTATTGTTACCAGATGAATTAATAAGGGCTTATTTTAATTATTCTTTAGAGCAGATTGCACTTGATAATAATATAGATACTGAACTATGCAAATTTAAAGAATTTAATAGATAAAAATAGCACCCGGTATTGGCGTGCCGAATGCTATTAAGATACATCTTGCCACAAGGGACTAAATGCACTCAAATCACTTATATTATAGCATTTAATCCTTTGAAGTTGCAAGGATTATTTTTTATACCTAAAAACAGGAGGATTAAATGGACTATAATGTTACTTACAGAAAAAAAGACAAAGGAATACAGACCATAATAAGTTATAAGCAAAATGGAATATGGAAACAGAAGTCTAAACAAGGATTTAAAACTCAAAAGGAAGCAAAGCCATGGATTGATAAAATTGTTGATGATTTAAAAGAATCAATGGAAGCTGACATTAATATTGAAATGGAAGGGACCACATTTGAAGAACTTTATGCTATGGCAATAAAGCATTTTGAGTTATATCTTGAAGCATGCACAATATTAACATATGATGATGCTGTGACACATTTTACTAAACTGAATAAAAAAGCGGTTACTGAAATTACTTCTCTTGAAATTCAGGAGTGTGTAGATGCTATGATTAAAAAGAAGAATTTGAAAGCTTCCACTATAAAAAGTTATTTGGAAAAAATTAAAATAGTATTTGATTATGCTATTGAACCTCATAAAATAATCAAGATTAATCCTGTTATTTCTGTTAAGTTGCCAAAAGATAAAGAGAAGAAAAAAAGAATCGTTAATATCAAGGCTCTTAATGCAGCAGAACTGGAGGATTTAATCCCTAAAATTAGAAGAGCGGATTTAAAGCTGATGTCACAGATAGCATCTACAGCTGGACTTCGTATAGGAGAAATACTTGGGCTTACTTTAGATTGTTATAACTATAAAAAATCAGAGATTAAAATATATAGGCAATGGAAAATTATTAATAAGGCTAAAAAATACGATTTTGGCAGGGTTAAAACTCCAAACTCGGTAAGGACCGTTCCCATATCAGAGGAGACAAATGAAGCTATTGAAAAATACAAGAAAGATTATCCAATTGATATAAATGGAAGACTGTTTCCGTTTAGTAGCACGAATAACGTTAGCTCTATCTTAAAATATCATTATAAAAAAGCAGGTTATGATATTTCAGTACATGATTTACGCCATACCTATGCTTCCAGGCTGGTCGGTAATGGAGTAGACTTTAAGACCGTTGCAGAGCTTATGGGAGACACTGTTAAAGTAATAATTGATACATATTCACACTTTACCGGAGACATGATGGAAAACGCTAAAAAAGCAGTTAATAATATTTTTTAA